CCACGGACTCTAGCCATAAGGGTATTGCCCATGCGATAAGGCGAAGGTTGAAAGTCTGGTGATATGCCACCGGTGGAGGAAACTGATCTGGCTTGCCATATATCGACTGCAATCATCATGGCAGCTTCTCGGACTTGTGGTAGGGTTGCGTAATCAATGCTGGTAGATCCGAAGACTCGGCCATAAGGCGCAATGCTGTGCTTCTCGCGAGTCGTTATCTGGGCATTGACGAATTCTAAGTAATGCTCGCCGTTATTCTTGACGGCTGTAATGGTCTTGCTGCCGTTGTAATGCTGGCGCACGTTCTCGATGGTCACTACATCGCCAACCACGAACTGCTGGACATTCTCGGCAATGTAGATGCGCCCGGTCGTGTCTTGGGCTGAGATGGCAACCACGGTCTGCTCGTTGAACCACAACTTCTCTTTGAGTAGGTTCTCGGCTGACTGGCAGACTTCCTCAACTACGGAATCTTGATAGAGAGTGCCAATGCCGAGGTTGGTGCGCAACTCAGCCACGGTGACGTATGTTGCTGGCATTTTGATCCTCTCTGTTAGGGGTGACCCCGGCCGAGCCTCGAACCGGGGTCACGATTACTGAATGGGTTATGCAACCATCCACTTGTACGCTGCTTTAGCCACCTTGGTCGCAATTGCGCCATAACCGTAAAGCGCAACGTTGATCTGGCCGGAAGCGATGATGTTGGACTCGAGACGGAATGTTCCCGACTCATACCATGTGTAACCCTCTGGGTTGAGGACAACGATCGTGCCATCGCCAGTTCCCGAGAGTGAACGATCTACATAAAGGTTGAGACCGTTGATGTTTCCACGAACGCCAGTCGGAGTAAGGTTACCCGATGCATTTTGTGGGTTGATGGTCTGGACATAAAGTGGACGGTTTGACCCATCGATCAAGCCCATGATTACGCCCCATTGCTCTGGCGAGACAACTACGTTGGTCGCGAAGCCAAGGGATTCCTTGTAGATATCGACTGCTGCATCAGCAACGAAGTCAAGAAAGTTTGCTGCCGACATGGTGCGGTTTCCACCATCGGTAGCAGCTGCGCCGACAACTGCCGCAACGCGTGCGTTTGTTGCCTTTGCGTATGCAAACTGCATCTGGCGTGTGAGTTCAGCAAAGAACGCCGGGCTAGAACGATCGAGCAACTCGACTGAGAAGGTCTGCTGTCCTGCGAACTTCTGAACGTTCACGGTAACGAATGCGACATTCTGATCGGTGTCGGATGGTGCTGCGCCTTCCGCTGTGACTGCAACCGTTGGGGCTTGAGTCAGTTTTGGAATCTCAAAGGTCATACCAGCATCAGGCAAAGTGCCACGGCTGATGGAGTCAATCGATGGACGGTCTGCGTTTGCAAGAGGATTGATAACCTCGGAAAGTTGCCGGGTTGGAATCAAGCCAGCGTTGTCGGTTGTGTCTGCTGCTGCTGCGAGCCATTGACGGGCTGAATCATCGCCCAACGATGCACGGACGGTGTTCTCAAGGTATGCACCCGGAGTAACCTCAATGCGTGGCTTCGCGTAAGCAACGGCAGCGGTGATTGTTGGACGTGAGGCCTCTACTGGAGTTTCGACTGCCTCAGGCGCAACGGTCTCAGGGGTGGTGTTCTCCACTTGAGATGCCTCGCTTTCGTTGTTGTTGTCTTCAACTACATCCACCTCGGATGCAGCAACCTCGAGCACCTCAGCCGACTTGAATGCCGCTGCGGATACCAGAGAAACTTCTTCAAGTCGCGCCTCGATAACTTCGAGAACGTTTCCGACTCGGACGGAATCGATAACTTCCACACCAACCGACAAGCCAGACCTGAGTTGCTCGCTGGCCTCGATCAGAGCATCGTTACCTCGGGTTGTGGCTGATACTTTGAACGTGGCATAAAGCGCATCGTCCTCGGCCATGATGGACTGGGCGCGACCTAGTGGCTTGCGACCGTCATGCTCAAGGAGAAACTTGATCTTCTTGGCATCATCCCACTTGACCGAACCCTTGCGAAACTTGACCTTACCAACATTGGTCTGGCCAATCTCGTTGTCGAACGGCAAAATCTTGCCGGAGATGAGACGGCGGCCTTCGTCAGCCTGAATGTCGCTAACGCTAAAGTTCAATTTCACTGGTGTCTCCGTTCGGTGATAGGTCTTCCATCTCACGCGCCTGCTCAACGGTGATGAGACCGATCTGGATCATTTTCTCGATTGCTGTTAGACGTTCCATAGTGTCTGCCCGTAGGAAAGTCTCATCAACAGCAAAGCGAACATAGTTTTGGCTGTTTGTAATATCGTCCATGCTCAAGCGCGATTCAATCGCTGTGATAAACGGTTGCAAAGCAAGGCTGATGAGTTGCTTGCGCTCGTCTTGGACATTCGCGTAGGTCATCGAGTTGTTCTCATCAGCCGAGAGATAGTAAGCCGGGATGTTGCAAAGCCGGGCAATCTGTGTGGTGACTTGAGTGATGAGATCTGCATAACCCATATCTTTTGGTGAGAATGACGTGGGCATGTAGTCAAGGGTGCTGGTGAGATATGCGGTTGATCCCTTTTGACGTGCAGCCTTCCATTGCGATAGCAATGCAGCAACTTCGTTTTCGCTTAGGTCTGCTCCGGTGTTTTTGATTACGCCGGATGGGATTGGTGCGACTGCTGCGCGATGCGCTGCGTTTTGCAATTCAAAGGCTTGACGGATGATAGTCGCGCCGGTGTTCAGGATGCCTTCGCTAAGTCCTTGGAATGTAACGAGCGAGCCAAGACCTTGCATCGGTACTGGTGCGCCATCGATGTAGTACTGCGTAACGAATTGATTATCGGATGAGACTTGCTGTGTTACGCGAGTTGGTGCAATCCAAAGGAATCGTGCCGGACGGCCATCATCAGCATAGAGTTCAGTAACTTGCCAATATGCGACTCCGTAGAAGAGAAGGCTATCGACCGTGTATGCAAGCGTTACTGATCGTGGCTGATGAAGTGACGGTTGCTCAAGCCACTTTGGGCTTCCGACTTCTTCACCGGTAGATTTACGGTAAAGGTGCAACGGGATGCTTGCAATTGTGCCAGCAATGAGATTGCGAGATCTGACGATGGCGGGCAAAGAAATAGCAACATCTCGGCTAACCTTTGTAATGAGTTGAGTGTTGAAATACCCAAAATCATCCCCCATAACGGCAGGGGCATACTGAGCCTTGACCTCGCTTTGTACCTTAGGTGCTTGAATGAGGAAGCGATCCCAGAATGCCATGACCTAAAGGATACCACACAATTAGGACATTTCAGGCAAAGATAGCCGGTTTCGACACCGGCTTGAGTAACTGGTGGACCACCATGGCCAGACCTATCGCAGCAGATACATCCCCCGCGGATCTACGGCGCACAATGCGCCAGCCTGCATCGTTGATCTTTGCTCCGCAATTATTCATTGACGAGACCAACTCAGTCTGGCCAGAGTGGACTATTCGATTGTTCACGATGCTGTCGAGCAGATCACTACACGCTGTGTAAAAGATCTGGCCCGACATATCGACAACCTTACAACCAGATTGTTCTAGCCGAGAGGCGATACTGGCGGTTGCGTACTTATCGTAGCACAGCATCCGGGGTCGGTATCTATCCCACCAAGCCTTGATATCGGCAGCGACCTTGAGTTCATCAATGGCTACGTCTGATTCCCATTGCTGCATGATGCCTACGCCAATCTTGCCGTCTGGCATCAACTGGGCTGCTACGAGGCTGGCTTTCTTCTTGGTCACGGCCGTATCTATGCCAAAGATGGTCAAAGCCCCGGGGTTCAGTTGGAGATCCTGCACCGTGAGATTCTCAAAGGCCATATAGGGCCATGGGCTTGAAATGGCATCGACCCACAGGCACAGATGCTCCGTCCGGGCATCCTCGGCCTTAGCGGTCTTGATGTATTCCTGAATCGTTTCTAGTTTGGTGGTGTAGCCGATAGCCGGATTGGCTTGGAGGATCTGGGTTACGTCATCGAGTTTGCAGAATGGCTCTGCAGAGTACTCCCACCAGCCCAAGGACTTAGGTGGATAACTCAAGGCGGTCTCGCGTAGCGTGTTCAGCACATCGCTAAAAGCATCACCGGCGTTGGAGCATGTAAGTAGCACTCCGTTGGTGGCTGTCGTGGTCGGCCGGATGGCTGCCCATGCTTCCCGGGTAATCTCGCGCAACTCGTCCACGAACACCAGATGCGCAGTCTTGCCTCGCACTCCGTCTCGGGTTGCAGCTGCGATCTCATACATGCTGCCATCGAGCAAGGTGACCGACTCTTGACCGTTCGCATAGCGGATCTGCTTGACCATGGCCATCAGTTCATCATTGGCTTCGATGACTGAGACAACTTGACGGAAGGTGTCGATAGCCATATTGCGATTAGACGAGAGACCGATCACCCGGCTCTTGCGTGGCTCGGCGAACAGTTCATAGAGGATGCGCATACGCGCTAAGTGGGTCTTGCCTTGCTGGCGAGCGATCAGGAGGCCCTGCGTGGTGATTGTGTACTCACCCTTGCGGTTGGTGACCATCATGCGCTCTGAGACGTACTTCTGCCACGGCAGCAGCGGATCTGAGTATTTGGCTACCCATGCGGCAAACTCTTTGCCCTTGGAAGTGCCTTTGCGCTTAGG